ATAAAGTAGTTACAATACCTCTTGATGTAGAAAACTGGTATTTCATTAAAAATAATACAAGCGGAGATTATACAACTCAATTTAAATATGTTAGTGGATCAGGTTCAAGTGTTACTTGGGCAGTTGGTGATACAGGCTGGAAAGCTATTTATGCAAGTGCTAATGATGGTACTAACCCTGACATTGTTGACATGGGATTTGGTGACGTTACAACTACTGGTACACAAACTTTAACAAACAAAACTTTAACTTCACCAAAAATTGGTACATCTATTTTAGATACTAACGGAAATGAATTAGCTCTTTTAACAGCAACAAGTTCAGCTGTTAACGAAATTACATTAGCAAATGCTGCTACTGGAAATGGTCCAATTATTTCTTCAACAGGTGAAACAAACGTTGATTTAAATTTAAATCCAAAAGGATCTGGTGTTCTTAAATCAGGAACAGCGGCAATTAAAATCGCAGGAACAGAAACTATTTTTATTCCAGCACAAGCCATGTTTGGTACAACAACTAATGGAGCTGATGCTCAAGCAGTTGAAACTACAGCAACAAGACCTGAACTAAAAGTTATGGATTTTGATGCAAGTACGGCTGAGTATGCACAGTTTTCTATTGCAATGCCTAAATCATGGAATTTAGGTACAGTAACATATCAAGTTTTTTGGAGTCCAAGTAATACAAATACAGGAAACTGTATATTTGGTTTACAAGGTTTAAGTTGTACTGAAGGTGATACAGCGGATGCAGTTTTTGGAACAGCTCAAGAAGTTACAGATGCTGGAGTTGGAACTGTAGAAGATGTGCAAGTTACTTCAGTTAGTTCTGCAATGACAATCGCAGGTTCACCAGCAGATGATGACTATACATTTTTTCAATTATATAGAGACGCAGCCGATGGTAGTGATACTTTTACAGGTGACGCAAGAGTACTAGGAATTAAATTATTCTACACAACTGACGCTGCTAACGACGCATAATAGGAGTATAAAGTAGATGAGTCAATTTGGATATAAATCACTAGGTTTTGGATCCGGTGGGGGACTTGCCCCGATAGATGTAGATTTTTTACTTGTAGCTGGAGGTGGATCTGGATCAAGTAATTATCATGCAGGAGGAGCAGGAGCCGGTGGATATAGAACATCTTTTCCCGGTGGAACTAAAGTAACTATTCAAGGCGGAGCAAATACTATAACGGTAGGTACCGGCGGAACTGGAAACAATTCCCCTTACGCTCCAGGAAACAACGGCGGTGATTCAACTATTGCAACTGTTAACGGAAATTTTACATCTGCAGGAGGCGGTGCTGGAAGGCACACAGGAGCCCCAGCTGAGATAGGACAAGGTGGATCCGGAGGCGGAGGATTTTACACAGGAGCTGGAGAAGGTAATTTTCCACCAACAGCACCACCACAAGGTAAAGATGGTGGAGCACCTGCTAATGGACCCCCAACACCAAGCTTTCCTAACGGAGGCGGAGGCGGTGGAGCAGCTAACTCACCAAATACTACAGCCGGTGGGAATGGATCATCTAATAGTATTACAGGAAGTTCAGTAACTCGAGCAGGCGGAGGTGCCGGCGGCGGCCAAGGTGGATCACGAACTGGTGGATCTGGCGGCGGCGGAACTGGCGCAAGTAGTAGTAATCAACAAGGTGGAAATGGTCAAAATGGTACCGGTGGCGGTGGCGGCGGCGGTATGCATACCAACGGCCAAGGCGGATCAGGTGGAAATGGTATTGCTATTATAAGAGGACCAGCTAATGCATCTTTTTCGGTATCACCACCAAGTAATTCAGTAGCATCAGACCCTGGTTATAAATTAGCTACTTTTAACGTATCAGGAACATTGACATACGAGGGAGGCGCTTAGTCTCGTGACCAAATACGCTGCTAAAATAGATTCTTCAAACACTGTTAGAGATATAATTACCGTTGGTGATGATGTTATTCCTACGGTTAAAATTTATTGTGAAAAAAGATTTAAAGGAATATGGGAAGAAACTTTCAAAGATGGAACTAGAAAACAATTTGCTTCAATAGGTGGTTCTTATGATCCTGTAAACGATGTATTTATTAATCAACAACCTCATGCTTCTTGGACTTTAGATGAAAATTATGATTGGCAACCGCCAGTTCCTATGCCCGAAGCTAGCGATACACGTAAAAGAAGAGAATGGATTGAAGCTAATCAAAGATGGGAATCTTTTGATCCAAACACTAATATTGAATATTATTGGGACGCTGCTACTTCAAGTTGGGTTCAGATTTAATATAATGTGGTAGACCTAAATGTTTTCTACCATCAAATAAATTAGTTTTATCTTTTGCATCATTATAGTGAAGAAATACTTGACTACAAAATTCTCCCTTAAATTTTTCTCTCCAGTGTTCTAAATCACACCCTCTGTAGATTAACATATCTCCCGGTTTTAAGTTTATTTTTTTATTTTCTATAAAAATAGGCCATGGATCTCCTCCTAAATTCATTGTGGTAGAAAAGTCACAAGACTTTCTATCTGTATGTTTAGGTAAAATACTTCCTTTTTCATAAACTCTTGCATAAGAGTAAGTTGGTATTAAAGCCATGTTTAAATACTTTTCACATACGGGTTTAGTCATAACTAAAAGAGTCTCCATAGCAATATCACCATAAACAGCGTAAGCATTTGGACACTGATTGTCAGGGTAAAGTCCATAAAAACCATCAGGCATATCTTTCCTCATTGTAAAAAATACTTCTCTTTTAAGTCTTAAATAATTCGAACAAAATGTTGCCATCATAGGATCAATAACTTTTCTAACAACTTTATATTTAAAATTTTTCATTGGAAAGCAGGTCCTCTAAACCACATAACTAAAGAATATCTAACGCCTTGTGTAACAGGTGTAACTTTATGGTGCATATAACTTGGAAATACTACGACAGTGCCTTTTTTTCTAAACAGTTCGTTAGTTAATATTTTCTTTTTACTTTGTCCATTCAATGTACTAAATAAAAGCTCTCCACCTTTATATTCTTTTTCATCTGTTAATTGTATACTTACAGAGAGTTTTCTCTGTGAGTTTGAAGGCTGACCCGTTTGATCTTTATCAAAACTTAAATCTTGGTGCCAATTATAATGTTGATTCTTATCATAAATAGTAAACTGTGCTATCTCAGGAGTATCATAAACAAAATCCCAGCCTGCATTAATATTAGCAGAGCTTACAAATGTTCCTATAAGATTACGTAACCACATATCCTCCAACCAAACAACATCTGAATCCCTAACTTTGCTTAAAACTTTGTTACTTTTGTTTTGTAGGGTGTCTATCCTAGCTTTGGTTTTTTGTTTTGACAGACCTATTTTAACTATTTCATCACATACACCTGGGGGTAATGCATTTACAAAATACCAATAATTATAATTACTTATCATTTTTCTTCCTAATTTCTGTTGCAGATATAGATTCTATCTTTTCTGGTAAAGATATTTTTTCTATGACATATCCAACATTTCTACCATAGCATATATTTGTAATATTTGGAACCTTTATTACTTCATACTTGCCGTAATATTGCCTTAACTTTTTATTAATTTTTCTTTTAACTGTTTTAAATGGATAAGGGTTTTTTTCTCCTGTGCAAGATCTAACCATAATTATAACTTGTCCTGTTTTTTCTAAAATTTTTTTAAACAATTCAAAATGTCCATCGTGAAAAGGTTGGTATCTTCCTAGCATCTGAGCGGTGGGTTTATTGTAATTTATCACGTATCTCCTTTATTACGTTCTGATAGTCAAAGTTTGTAATTTCAAAATGATAGTGTGATGGCTTTTCAAACATTTTATTTGTGTCATCAAACCTACCTTTTTTAATTGTATTCATCCAAACCCTTACATCATACTCAAGTCTGTCTTCATCAAACGGACAAATAAAATCTACAACACAAGGCCCCTCAACTAGAGAAGATAAACAAGCCATTCTTTGAGCCTGTCTTGTTCTACCTTCCATAGAAAAATCCCAATCATTAAACATTTTTCTAACATCATCAGCATTAAAATAAGCATAGCCCGAGGCTAACTGTCTTGCAAAAGTAGTTTTGCCTGAACCAGGTAATCCAAATACTAAAATTCTCATACTTTAAGTTCCCCCAAACCTCCACCCAACGATCCTCTTAGAAAAGTATTAAATGCTAAACTAATTCTAATGTAATCTTGTTCATGGGCAAGAACTCTATGTGTTATTGAAGAGGGGAACATAACTAACTTTCCAGTTTTTACTGGAAGAGTAAAAACTTTACAATTCCATGCATTAGAATTTTTTACATTAGGAGACAATAAGTTGTATGGATTATTTAAAAAATGAATAGAATCATTTTTTTCTTGCGCGTTAATATATAAAACTCCTGACACTAAAGAATTAGAATGACAGTGTTCTTGATGGTATTCGTTCTTGTTTGAATAGTTAATCCAAGATTGTGTTACTTCTAGTTTTACAGGGTCCGAAGGAGATATAATTCTTTCTAAGTAGTCATCACAACATTTTTCTATATAAGTTTTTATGTTTTTAAGAACAGGTTTTTTTAAAATATAACTATCTTGGGTATACGAATTACTTGTGTTTTTAATTATTTCTTTTTTAGCATTAGATATAAAGTTTATTTCTTTCTTAGAAAATTCTTTATCCATATTGTTTATATAGAGAGGGGTAGAAAAAATATGTTGAATAAGAGGTTCTTTTATCATTGTTTAGATTCGAACTGCTTTTGCCTGGTATACCAAGTTGCTAGAGTATATCTATTCCCACTTTCAATTTTTTTAACACCATGAACATAGTCGGCTCCAGAAGCAAAAAAAACTAGCTTACCTTTTTTAGGTTTAATTTTATGTGTAGCATGGGGAAAATATATTTCACCTCCCTTAAAATTATGGTTTAGATATAAGATACAGGAGTAATCTCTATGCTCGCTGTAGTGTTTTTCATGAGGCTTATCTACCCAGACATTGTCCGCATGTGGTCCTAATTCACTACCGGGTTCCCATATAACTAAGTTACTAAATTCTAAATACAGTTGCTTTTCACCATAATATTTTTCTATTAACCTACCTATTTTTTTATGTAATGGGTCCAGGAGTTTTTTTATTTGAGGGTCATACCGATCTACAATTCTATTTGTAAAATTATTGTGTTTATTCCAATAGCTATCAATGCCATTCATTACACGATTTTTTTTAAAAAAATTTATCAACTTATTACAAGAACTGTTGTTTAAAAATTTATTTTTTTCGAATATTTTCATTACTCTGTTATATTGATTTGTACGTCAGAATATTTATTTATTATTTTTTTACTTAGAATCTTTTCTACCTTTATTTTACTTAAAGATATATTGTTGGTCCTTATTTTATGAAGATTCTCACCAACAACAGAGTCATCATATTTCAGACCATTAATATTTATTTGTTTTAAATTTTTTAACTTATGCTTATATTGAGGAATCTTTAAAAAAGTATAAATCTTATTTAAAGTTTTTTCTGTATCTAGAACAAGATCATTATAGTTTATTATTAATCCATTTTTCTGATTACAAGGCACCATTAAATTTGCCATACAACTTAATTGTTTAATAATTAAACCCTCCGGTTCCATTAATTTGTCACATATCTCTTCATCACTTGTGTCCACATTTCCTAAAAAATTTAAAGGGTTTTTCTTTGACCATGCCACAAAAGAAGCAAGTACTTCTAAAACGGGTCTAAAAAGAAATATAATCTTTAGATCTTTGTCTACATAATTAACCAAATACTCAAAATTGTCAGGCATACCAGCCGTGCCTCTTTCTATTATATATTTTTGTTTCCAATCTTTATAGAAACTTGGATAAATATTTTTTAATAAATTGCGAAGAGATTTATTGTTTGGAGCATTCTGATACTCTAAAGTTTTTTCAACTCCACTAATGGCGTTAGTTATGTTTGATGTAAACGCATTTGGAGTACAAGCTATATCGGGGTTTTGATTTAATAAAGAAGTTAGTAAAGTATTACCAGCTCTAGGTAGACCACATAAAAAATAAAACTTTTTACTTTTTTTCATTCAAAACTAGATATTTTACCTGTTCTTTTAAATGAGCTTTATCAGCAAAAAGCTTATCATTCATATCCATCATGAATCTTAATTGGTCTTCAAGTTTTGTTATGGTCTCTTTATACGAGGCATTAATTAAGACCTCATGAGATTTAACCTGTCTTTCCATGTCTAACTTTTCGACTAAGTCTTTTATAATTTCATCTTTATCCATATTGATTTCTTCTTTTAAAGAGTATATACCACAAGTAGTATATAAAGCAATAGGGATGAAAAAACATAATTTTAACAAAAATACCCACATTCAAGGATATTACATACCTACTAAGGTTTGTGATGACTTGCTCAATCTTTTTAAAAAAAGTAAGAACAGACAGATAGAGGGACACACCGGTCATGGTATTAATAAAAAATACAAGGACAGCACGGACGTTGTAGTGGGTTTTGGTGATACAGGTTTAGATACTTATACCCCCTACCTACAAAAATGTTTAGAACAATATGAAAAAACGTACCTCGGTTTAGACAGTGTGGGTAAATATGTCCCTTATGCAGAAAGTATTAATATTCAATATTATAAACCTGGAGGAGGTTTTAAAGAATGGCATTTTGAGAGACACTCTATGTTTCCAAAAAGGCTCTTAGTTTTTATGACTTACCTCAATGATGTTCCAGACGGAGGAACCGAATTTCTTTATCAAAAAATAACGTCGCCCGCTAAAAAAGGTTTAACATTAATTTGGCCTGCTGAATTTACGCACACCCACAGAGGTCAAATATCCAAACATGAAAAATATATTATTACTGGCTGGTACAACTATATAAATGAAAATAAAAAATAATTTTCTATCACAGAAAGAACTACAGGCTATAAAAGAATTAGTGGTTGCCCATGATTTTGGTTGGTACTATAGAGAGCATCAGGTAAAAGAAGCAAAAGATCACCCTTTTTTAAATCATTCTTTATATAGGCACGGAGTCATAAACTCTCCTTTTTATGAAAGTCATTTTAAATGTTTACTTAGAGAACTAAAGGTTAATATATGTTCCGAAGTTAGAGTTAATTTAATGATGAGAGATTCCAAAAGATATTATTCTGCATATCACGTTGATAGACCTTTTAAATGTAAGACAGCTATATATTATATAAACACAAGCAATGGATATACTGAATTTGAAAAAACAGGTAAGAAAGTATTGGCCGAAGAAAACAAGATAGTTATTTTTGATTCTTCTTTAAGACATAGGGCAGTATCACCAACTGATGTTTTTGCAAGATATGCTGTAAATATTAATTACGTATGACAATAGAAACTATAGATAATTTTATAGAAGATAAAGAAATTTTTAAAAGTATTAAGGATAGATTATTTGGAAGTGAGATGCCTTGGTTCTACGCTCCGTATGTAGGAAGTGAGCATGATGATTCTGGATATTATTTTATTCATCATCTTTATGAAAATGGAAAATTTAAAACTGCTTTTGCGGACACTATATTACTACCTCTCTTATATAGGCTACCCATTAAAAAACTGTTAAGAGCAAGAATAAATTGTTACCCTAGATCTTGTAAAATTGTATATAACCAAATGCATATGGATGGTGATTTTTTTCACAAAGTAGCTCTTTTTTCAGTGAACACAAATAATGGATTTACTTATTTTGAAAACAAAACTAAAATCAAATCAAAAGAAAATCAAATGATTTTGTTTCCTGGTAATATAAAACACTGCAGTGTTATACAGAGAGATACTAATTTAAGGATCAATATTAATATTAACTATTTATAAAATGTTCTTTCCAACCACAGTAGCTGATAACTTTTTTTCTGATCCTCATAAGGTCCTAAGATATGCCAATACTTGTGAGTATGGATATGCACCGGACGGCAGATGGCCTGGACAAAGAACTAAATTCATACACAATTTAAATCAAAATTTGTTTGTTCACACGTGTTACAAAATACTTTCTATTCTTTATCCAACAAATTACCTATCTTTAGACTTTCGAGCCCAACAACATTTTCAAAAAATTAATCTTAAAGATTATGACAATGGTTGGGTACATAATGATGGAATTAATAATAACTTATTTACAGCAATTATATATTTAAGTGAGCATGATGATTGTGGAACCAGTCTATACCATTTAAAAGAAAGTTCTTTTGAAGCAGTATATCACGAGAACTTAGCACCAGTAGATTATTATTTAAATGTCAAAGATAAGAAAAAAAGAGAAGAAGATAAAAGACGTTCGAAGATAAACAATGATCAATATGAAGAAACAATTCGCATAAATTCTAGATTTAACAGGTTAGTTATATTTGATTCAAATCACCATCATGCGGCGCATGATTTTCACTTATCAAAATTAAAACAACAAGAGAGACTAACGTTAATTACTTTTTTTAGTGATTTAACAACTAAAGATGGAACGAGAATCTATTTTCCCCTTCAACCTAATAGAAACCATTTTTAAAGATAATAGATAGCTTTGGCTTAAAAACGCTTGAAAAAGTGGATTGATTTTGTTAAGGAAGGCTATATAGTGGGAGTATATGTTACAGAAACTATTTTTTCAACCTGGTATTAATAAGCAAATCACACCGACCGCAGCTGAAAGTCAGTGGGTTGGTGGGGATAATATACGCTTTAGGTATGGTGTTCCTGAGAAAATTGGCGGCTGGGATCAACTAGGCGCTGATAAACTTACGGGAGCTGTAAGAGCTGTGCATCATTTCTTAGATAGTAATGGTGTTAAGTACGCTGCTCTAGGATCTAACAAAATTTTATACGTATA